CACTTACAACCCACAAATATATTGCCTTCACCAAAGAAAATCTTGGTATTTGGACAAGGTAATAAGTAGCATCTGCAGGAGCAATCATGGTCTTTCCCTTAGCTAGACGAGAATTGTCTGAGAATGCATGTGTATATAAGTCAGCCATCTCAACCTCCTCTAGGTAATGGGAGCTCCCCAGCTACTTCCTACAATACGGCCAAAGTCCCTATCCTGGAAACGAACAGTCTTCATACCAAGAATACCACCTCCACGAATGTTAACAAAACGCTTAGCATCGGTCTCGTAAGGGACAAATGACATCGTGGTAGACTTGCTCTCTCCAGCTCCACCCCAAGCCATTACAGCAGCTTGAGCACCTAACAGGACATTCCTAAAAACACCCGCTCTAGCATCAGTAGTATCTTCTACCATCTGACGAACTCGCTCACTCTTCCCAATCAAAAGACCATTATATTCAATCTCGACCATAGGAAGGGCTAATTTATTAGCAGATCGTAATAGATCTCCCCACTGACCAATGTTAGTATTCTGTCTCAACCTATCAAAGACATAGTTGTGGAGAATTACCCTGTAATACTTTTTCCCCTTAATCATAATAGGTCGAACTTTGTAACAGTTCAAGGAAAGATCAGGAACCTCCGCTTGCTGCTTCATCCTATCCAAGAATGTCAAGTCGACAAGATCAGCACTTGTCTGACTTGCCTCAGCAACATCATTGACCTTAAGCCAATGCTGATCATCAGGATCTAGAGGATCCTGGGCAAAAGTCACACCAGCTACTTTATAAGTAGTATCTCCACATAGATGCGCAAATGCCATATCAGACAACTTCTCTGACCACCAGTACTGAAGACCATCCTTACCTTCTGTCATTAGATTGTAAGGTACCCTCTGCTGATCCAGCCTTCCACCAGTAGAGACTGCATGGTTGAGCTCTTCAATTGTTGCATCAAAGTCTTTGAAGATCAACTCCTCTTCATTCCCTTCAACAACATTCCTTCCAACAATTCCTTCTCCCAACAAAGGAAGACGAATTCCAAAGGTTAACTTATCACCTTCTCCCTTACCCAATTCAGTTCGCATCTGAATAATACTGTCAGGTCCTTTACCGACAAGGGAGTTTATCTCTGTATCAGGAAGAACTAGGGAAAATAACTCCCTTGCCCACTTCTTCCTAGTCAGAGCATTATTAGTAAGTAAAATAGTTTCAGCCATATCCTTCTCCTACTTTAATTCATTTCGAAGGTATTTCGCATATACATCCTTTGGTACAGTAGAAAGTTTATACTCTGAAAGGGCATCGATCTTTGCAGATGTCCAACCAGTAAGGTCAGCATCTCCAGTCCCACCATGAAGATCCTGAATACTCCCAGGAGCTGTGACTGGTACTGTTTCCTTCCCAACTTTCCCAGTAAAACTTGGATGTACTTCCTTTATCTTTTCATACATGAAACGATAAGGATTTACCAGCGACCATACCCAACCTTCAACAGCCTCTGCAGCGGATTCTTGAGAGACACCATTCTTCACGGCGTAATCTTTAGCCATTATATCTATAGTACTATCAAAGTTAGTCTGTGATACAATAGTATCAACATCCTCATACTTTCGACTAAGTCTGGTAGTCTCCAAGATAGTATCCAACTCCCGCTTGCGTGTATCTAATGCAGACTGTTGATCAGCTGCTGCTTGCTTCTCTTCGTCCGTGATCAGACCAGCCTTTTCTAAGGCGGCCTCAGATACTGTGATCCTCTCTGTTAGAGCATCTACACTTCTCTTTCCATCACGTAAGAGAGTACGCAGTTCTTGATTCTCGATATCTCTCTGGGCTAATTGCTCCTCAACAGTAGGCGTCTTACCAGCTGCATCTGCTGCAGCTTTAGCATCCTTGGCTAATAGCGCATCTGCCTCTAACTTAGCAGCATCATCCAGATCACCCGAACCTTCTCCTTCATCAACTTTAAGGTCAATCTCTTGGCCCTCATCTACAGGAATTATAGGAGTTCCATCTTCCTGCGATTTCAATTCTATTTCAGACATCTTACATCTCCTTAAATTAAATGATTAACAGTAGAAACAACTATTCTTTCTTTACCTCCTTTTTAGCAGCATGCTTTGCATCTATTTCAGCCATTCTCAATTCATACTCCCTTTCTAGTCTAGCCTCATTATATTCTCTAACTCTTGTCTTCGCACTTATAGGAAGATCAATGTGCTCTAGTATAATCTCAGGTGGGATAGAATCAGGATTATTATGAGCTAGATCAGTGAGCATCTGAGCAATCTCTCTTCTCATAGTAGCATTCTCAGCTGCCTCATCAATCTCCAGGTCAAACTTACCTGCACTTATATCATTAAAACCCTCCACTTGAGGATTAAACTGTGTATTCATATCTAACAGCTGCATTCCACTCTCTCCCTCTATACGAACCACTCTTGCAGTGGTAACATATTGCTGAATGAGAGAGAGAAGAATCTTCCCGCCCTGTATTCTACTAACCCTAAAGTTTTTAAGGAGTATATATAAAACAGCTATATTAGACTCCAGTCTCAACCTAGCAGTCACACCCGGCTCTCTGGATGAAGTCTGTTTCCCCATCAGTGGATCTTGTATCCCACTGACATCTTTCATACTCTGTTGAAAAGTTGAATCTAAGATACTATATATATTACTTATCTGAGGCTGATCAGTGAATTTAGCTCTATTCAAACTATCTCTAGCCATCTCAAGTCTAAAATTAGGCTCCGCTGATCTAGTATCATACTCATCTATATTAAGAATAGCTCCAACTTCATGCATTAAGATTCCCTTCGGAGATGTTTGAAGCAAGTGAGACAACTGCCTTCTCATAGTATTAAGGGATCTTTGAGGATCTTTCATCATGGTAGTAGCTCCAAACCACCTATTATCATCCTCATTCTTATATGCACAATAAAGTACAATAGGATAGCCTTCGTAGTTATAAGGAGACTTTCCACTCTCTAATATAACATTCCCTGAAAATATAGCATAATGTACTACATTCTTAACAGACTCTACTGCTTGAGGTACCTCGTTTAAGATTCTTCCATCTGGAAGTCTAATTCCCTTCTTCACAGCTTTTCTAAACTCGCTCCACTCTGCCCTAGACAGACTTTCATGTTTTCCTGTAAGAGGATTGAGGAACCACACCATCCTTTGAGGAACTTTATAATAGACTTCAATAAGTCTATATAACTCTTTAATCTCATCAAAATAGCTTGGAGTATACTGAGAGGTACTAGTCTCCATTTGCCTGACATCAGTAGCACTAAACTCCGGCCAGTGTGTTACTATATCCTCTTCCTTAAACCATCTACTCACACAGACATATCTAGCCTCATTAATGTCAGCCCCTTCAAAGTTTGGATCTACTAGAACATCTCTCCCAGGGATTCTTAACGCTTTAATATCTGGCTCAAACGGATTAGATTTGTCAATATAAAAATATAGAAATGACCTCCCACTCTTCGCAGTGTGCTCAAAGCAATCCATCTCTTTATCACTAATACCCTGCTGCTGACGAAAATGCTTAAACGCTCCATTGACTAACTCCGCTAAAGCCTCATCCTCTCTACCTACAGGTAAAGCAGTAGGCACCCTCCTCACCTGATCAGCTAGACCAACTAACTTATCTATCTTAGGTTTAATTTCATTAAAAGTGGTCGTCGGTCTATTTTGAGCCTCTAATATTGCAATAACATCTATAGCATCCTGTTGACCAGAATAGAAAGCATAATCCTCTTGCGCCTCTTCCCTCCATGCAGATTCGGGTGTAGAGTTCTCTGCATCTGTAACCCACTTTTGAAGCATGGTCAACAGACCTTGTGCCCCTCCTTTCAGAGATCCACCATCTGCCGCAGTTATTGTTGGAGAGTCTTTTATATTCACTTCATTCCTCTATCTTGGCACTACCTGAATAGTTAAGCTAACAGGTAAATATGGAGCCTCGAAGTCTATAATAACAAACACTTCATTAGAATACCCACTTTCATTTCCTTTACCATCATAAGCTGTCAGAACGAAATAATAAGTATGCTCTTCTTGATCAGGACTTATAATTGGCTCTGTCGCAGTGTATTCACCATATGACTCAGTCTCAGATTCATATACAATATCAAATGTGAAGGAATCACCATAAACTCCGCTCTCTTCACTTTGATAAACATGCCACCCAACAAAGTCAGGAGTAATCTGTTGCTTCCACGAAAAGTTGAGTGTTTCTTCCCCGGCAAAAACAAGTCCATAGAAAAGTACAGATAACAGACAAGATAACAAAGTACAGATAAATGACTTTTTCATATTCTAAACTCCCTTCTATTTCAGTCCTACCCAAGCTAGTACTCCAGAGAATCCTGCAGCCAACGTAACTCCTATACCTTTAAGATACGAAACTTGTTTATTACAATCCTCTATAGCTTTCTTCATTTCAACGCAATCAGCTGTTTTAACTAACTCTTCCATGTTTTCATATATGCCAGCAATCATATCATATAACATGGCATCTCGATTTTTATTATCCTCTGCCCTGAGAAAAGTTTCTTTAGATATACTAAGCATTATAGATCCTAACTTTCGTTACTTGTACTGTTATTATGATAACCTATACAATTTTTACTTTACCCAGCCAGCCGGCCCGCGATATCCCGATCAGCGTAACCCGACGAATCATGCAGAGCCCAATAAGCGGCCCCCGCATACGCGCTACTATCCGCATCACCGCCCAGCCTAGCCACGCGCCAGCCAGTACTTTGATAATAGTAATCAGTTATGTACGTAATTGAACTACCTCCAGCACTCGCAGGCAAAAACCCCCTAGCAATCTGCTCAAGAGCAACCTGCCACCCACTCGTATTTGCCAAGATCACACCAAGATCGGTGTAATTAGTCCAAGTGTTATCTGCGAAATCAGTATCTTTATTGCAAACATGGACTTTGTTATCATCTATTGGACTTGATGCTCCACCAACATTTATTCCATCTACCCATTTCCATAAGTGTCCAAAGAAATTCTCAATTCCACGGTAACTCATATAGCTACCAACTACACCATTGCCATTGCTAAGATTGCCAGCAGCATCGCCAAGGGCGTTTGTAAGACCGGTGACATTGATTGGATTGTAATTATTAAACTCAGGCCAAGCAGCACTCCAATCTGTTAATCCTGCACCTATCATAGATTGAGAATACCAAGATGCGTACTCGATTAGATAAAGTAATTGAATTGCCGAGACAAGATCATAGTCCTGCTGTCTCCAACCAGTTCCCCTGGTTGCCGCTGCCACCCTGAAATTAGCTCTTGTCCCATCATTTATTGGGGCTTTACCGGACACAGAGCATAATATATCAGCCGCCCAGTTTTTTTCTGTCTCCAAGGTGGTCGCCGCTGCCGTTTCCTCGGTAAGAGCTTCCACAGTCGTAATCGTCTGATCAGTTTTTGAAGAGACTGTAAACGTGCCGTTATTATTAACAGTCCCAGCAACTACAAACTTATCCCCGGCCTCTAACAGAGTAAATGGGTTTGTTAATGAAGCACAGGTAATAATCGAGGTAGCATTTGCAAAAGTCATAGAAACCGCAAGCAATTGAAGACCGTTTGTATATCTCGAAGCCGAAACATCATATAAGACGCCTTCATAAGCTCCCATATACCTGTTTTTTACCCATGCATCATTTTTATAGAAAGCATCATGACGAGAAGCGCCATTGAATTGCTCCTTTGATATTAGGTGATGATGCTTGGTGCCGACATACCAATACTTATGCCAAAGCAGGGGTGTCTCCACCATTACTTGACCATCCACTCCAGTCAAAACTGAAGGGGTAACACCGTCTTCCTTCTTAGTCCTATCTGTTGCGCCTGTATAGTATTGCACCACTCCAGCATCGCTTAGAAGACAAGACCGCATTGCACTTTGCAATACCATCAAATTGTCCGGCAACTTAGTCGCAACGGCGGCACTTTGTCCTTGTCCTATACGAGTACAGGTTGGCGAACTCTGGCTTTCGTCCCAAACTATCCCGTATGCTCTATGATGTTTACGTCTATAAGCATTTGCTACATTAGGGTTAATCCAGACACAAAAAAAGATTCCAACAAAAAGAAAAATTAATGTCTTATTCACTAACTTCATTAGAAATTTCCCTTAGTTCATCTACTATCAGAGCACTATTAATGAGGATAATTTTTGATGCTCTCACTTCTAAAGAATTTATGGTTTTTTCGTTTTGCTCCATCTGATCAAGACAAGAACGAATCTCGTCAATTGTTGCCATAGTTATTCTTTCTTTCTTTGCTATCTTAGCAGCAGCTAAATTTTTGTCCTTTACCACATAAACTCTTGTAACAATATTTTTAGCGATAGTATATTCACCAGTTACTATCTGAGTAATTGAATCGTAAATCGGAACCTTACCTTCATCAACAGGCAAATAATCATGAACCAGCAATTTTGGTTTTATGATATTATCTAAAGCATTTACAGTTTTAAACTTAATTATCTTTCCATCTTTTACTAAAGCATACTTATCAGCAAAAGCAAAAGAATGATAAGAAAGTCCAAGACACAAAACAATATAAAATACATATTTCATATTTCACCAAGCAACTATATTAGCTATAGTTTTGCTGTATTGAATAGCAATTCCAAAAATCCACGCATCTGCAGCCATATCATCTGTTCCATCCGTATTTCGATATACTTCAAATAAAATTATATCGCCTAAAGCAGGGGTTCCTCCCACAGTAAGAGCTGGAGTTGCTGCTGATGTTTGCCAATCAGCTCCATTATCAGCTAAAAGTGCATCGCTTATAACTTGTGGATCTCCTAAAGCAGCATCAATAGCATCATCATCCATAACTGCACCAGCTTTAATTGCCCATTCCACAGTGTCTGCAGTTGTACTACTTGTATCAGAAGACCAATCAAATTTTACTTTTATTGTTCCAAGGTTCCAGTTTTCTGACATTCGCAACTTGAACTGGACTCTTTCTTCTGTAGCTCCTGCATCAAAGGCAAAATAGTCTATGTCTATATCATGCGTGCCATATTCCTTTGTTCCCTGTAATGTTCCATCTGTAGTACAAGGAATCATAGAAGCAGCATCAATATAGATTACATCATAAACTAAATCTCCTTTAAAAATAGGATCTCCATCAACACAATAACCTGCTTGAGGAGGAGTAAACAGGAAGACCGCTCCTAGCAGTATACACGATATTAAGGTTTTCATGCTAATAACGACCTCCCAATTTATACCTGTTTATGCTCCATTATTGCTGCGGAATAACTCTACACAAATATCCTGTGCATCGAGAGTAGTTACGAACAGACCCATAATATCTGCCCCATTGTCCATGACAAAGTTGGCATCATTACAGAGCATCAATGGAACGCCGTCCGTTACAGTAATTGTAGTAGCGTCATCAACCGCTTGAATAAGAATAATGTCGCCAAGGGCATTTGCTGTAATCTCGGTTAAGGCATCATCTGTCGAACCTTCACCATCTATCATTAACCAGTTAGTTGTACCTGCAGCAGCAACACCAGAAGCAATAGTTGGAGTTCCAGCAGCACCAAAAGTACCAGGAGCAGCAGTCCCACCATCTACCAAGTCGCCACTGGCATCCCATGCAGCTAGATGCCCATCAGTTCCCTTAGTACCAGTAATTAAAGTAGCATCAGCACCAGACTTTAAAGCTGCAGCAATCTCGGTAAGAGTATCAATTGCATCTGTTGCAGCCGAAGTAGCTATACCAATCGTCTGGTCACTAGCTGGAATAGTAATAGTATGATCAGCAATCGGATCAGTTATAGCAAAAGATGTTTGATGATCGTCATCAGTAGCGCCTTCAAATGAAATACCAGTCCCGAAATAAGCTTTCAACCAGTAAAGCGCTTCAGTTCCAAGGTCATCTGTTGCGGCTGTGTCAGAAATTAAGCTTACTGGAATTGCCGTTGCAGCTATATTACTTAGATCAGTAATAGCAGGTATACCAGGACCATCTACTAAGTTTCCAGAAGCGTCCCACACTGCTGCGTAAGTACTCGTACCGGCAGTACCTTGGCACAAAGTACCTGTATCACCAATCAAATCCGAAGACTCAATTTCCCCAATTACAACTGGATTTAACAACGGGTCGCCCGCTACTGTTGCGCCAAATGCAATTCCTCCCATCCCAAACAAAAAGATTGTAACAATTGCTGAAGCCAAAAACTTTTTCATTCTCGTCACCTCTTATTAAGGTTAATCCCAATGCCCTTCTTTAGTCACATTGTTTATATGAATTTATCCCTCCCTTATAAAAGCAACATCTGTCGCAGTTGTTTATTTAATTGCTCAATTAATGTTAAAGCATTTCTATATGCTTTATCTTGGTAGCATTTAGTCAAATACTTCAGTTCAATATTCTTTATTCTTTCCCTTTGATATTGAATCTGCCAAGTCAAAGCCATTACTTTCTGTCTACGAGGATCGTCAGGGGTAAGAGCTTCTATCTTCTCTTTATCAGATTTCTTTTTTACTACCTTTTTCTTTTCTACTACCTTAGATTGTTCAGGTACAACAACTTTATCCGCAGCAAAGGAACAAGATGCAAGAAATATCATAATAATAACTAAAGGAGTAATTTTCATTTAAGCTCCTGCACTGGAACGACTACCAGCTTCTCTACACACTCCTGCGGATGTACATATAAGCCTCATTTGATCAGCGATATTATTCATAACAAAATCCTCCCTGATCAACATATTAGCTCCAACCTTAACAGTCACTGTTCTATCAGCATGAGCAGGAGAAATAACTACTTCATCTCCCACTTCCAATCCTAACAGCTGAATAAGATCATCAGCAGCATCATTGTCCTGGGTATCTATAAGATATATCCCTTCCCCAGCTAAGGTTGCTATTCCTGCTGCAATAGTTTTTTCAACAGCTGCTCCCCAAGCTCCAGTCGTACCCGCTGGACCAACTGAACCACCTCCACCTCCACTGTGCCAAGGTCCTTCCATAATTATCTCCTATCTATAAAATGCCATCATTATACTACAGATTGCGGGAGCAATTAAGCTAATAGTTTCTCCTACAACTACCACTCTAGCCACAGGATTAAGCTCTGGAGCACTACCATTTGAAATATCCGCTGCTGGAACACTCGCAGATGCAGTAGGTCCTATCAAGCAATAGAAATCTCCTGTCGCAGAAAATAGTACTACTCTTGCATCAGCTGGAATAGTGAAATCCTCTTTAACATTAGCAGCAAGAACTGCCATATCTATATAATCAGATTGATTAATAAGAGGAATTGTAGATACGTGGAATCCATCTATATCAACATGTAATCTCTTCATATTTATCCCCCAGAAAGGTCAATTGTTGACTTTATTTGCTTACTACATTTTTAGCTTTAGCATCAAAAATGCATCTAGTGCCTTAATTAACATATCATCCCACTCATTATCAGGACTACTTATGTACTTAATCAAGAGATCACGAAGTTTATATCTATAGAGTATTCCAACAATCTTCAATATTACTGTTTCCATTTCAGCAAACCATCCATCCATGTCTATTTACTTGAAGAGAGGAAGAAAGTCGTGATCTTCCTGCCCCCACTTTAGGTTTCGCCCATACTCTATAAGCAATATTACTAAAATACTCTGATATGCCTAGAGCATCAGCTCTGTTAGGAGATCCAATTCCCCTTGCTTTCATTTCCCTTTTAGACTCTATCTTATATCCTCCATGCACATTAAATTCATATGTAGGAGAAGCTAATTCATTACATAACTCCTCTCCCTCTTCAGTATCAGGAAGGTCATAAGTATGAGAAACGCATCTATCTCTTATAGCTATCCAAAGTTCATCCCTTAATCTGTCAAACTTAGAAAGGTTACTTGATTTATTAGCTACATTAACACCAAAGCATTTAATATGCCCATGCTTCATTAACCAATCAGTTACTCCAGCACCTACTCCTATTTCATCTATAGCCAAGCCATCAGCGTCAAGCTCCTGGTAAAACTGATTAATATGCCCACCAAGAA